GAAGAAGTTTGCTTAGCAGAGAGCAGATAGAGCAGGAGAGTAGATATGCTAGTTTGATGTACTCTGCTGCAATGGCTGGAAGATTGAAAGAATTCCTAGATTCCCAGAATTCCCAGACTCCCTGAAAACTGCGGACACAAAAAAGCCCTAGAAGGATTGCTCCGACTAGGGCCTTTTTTCGTCTATCGTTTTCACAGGTTCAGTTAATCAACACAACACCTGTTCTCCGGGTGAATAAGTGCTTGGTCATTTCCTTGCAGAGATTCAGAATATCTTGCTGAGTGTAATCTCCGGCAACTGCGATTCCACAATACGATGCAATCTCCAGGAGTTGGATGTATACATCCTTATTCTCTTGATCATGCAGAAGCTTCATCAAAGTGGGATGCTTGCGAACTTCAGTGTGCAGATCAATGATCTCATCTGGAAACTTTTCTATACCGGCCCAGCTCATGTGATCCCCGAAAGTGCAGTGATGCCGCGGAGTTTCTGAATGTGATCGAAGATGAGATTCAGATGGGCTGCTTGATTCTTTGCGTCATCGAGTGCATGATGCTTCTTTCCTTGGAAAGGCAGAGAAGGAACTTCCCAGAAAGCTTTTCGCATTGTCCGGTAATCTCTGACTGCATCATATTTGAAAGGTGACGGGCAGTTATGTTGATCTAGTGCATTGTAGAACAATGGGATATCAAAGTCAGTTCCGTTGGCCCAGAGTTCTAGTTTGTATTGCTGCGCCAGATTGTACAGATGTGCTTGAAGAGAAATGATTCCGTCTTTCAGAGACAGTTCACCTTGAGGCATATCGCCTTGAGTCATCCACCAGGACAGTGTATTCGGATCTGTGACTCGGTTGTATGGATCACCTTCTTGTTCCAACGCATCAAATTCTCCATACCACTGTGCCTCTGGAACAAGATTCGGCGGAACTGAGCAAACACCTGCTGAAAGAATGACTGAGTTGGGGCGCAAGCCTAGTGATTCAAAGTCAATCATTAGATGCAGAGTCGGCGACGTATCCGCTTGCTTGACTGTTTCGACGATCTTGATATCAATAGCTGACATGGATTACTCCTGTTTCGGTTGAGGAAGTTTGGCGACGCCTACGCAAACGAGAGTTCTTTTCTATTCTAGAAAGCGGAGGAGGTTTGGGAGCATCTGGCATCATGTATCCGAATGCCCAGAATGCAGTATACGGACCGACTGTGGCAGATCGCTCGTATTTGGATATATAGATTAGATTCTTTGGTCCTTGGTGAAATGTGGAAAGCCACCTAGCAATTGTTGTTGGGCCGACACCTGTTAGTTCCTGAAGTTGTTTCTGGCTGCGCGGGTATTCTATCAGGAGCGTCAGAGTCATCTTGTATGCGATTGCTTCTCGTAGTATCTTTGCCATCTATTCTCCTTCCTTCTTATCTGCCCTACCCTGAGCTGCTTGATCTGTGTATACCAATCCTTTGTACCTGATTGCCAACTTGTTTGCATTCCCTTGCAGAACTTCTTGCTCGGAAATATGTAGGAGATTCATAGTAGCTTGCAGAAAGAATCGCAGATCGCCTTGCTCTTCGATGATACATTGGCGAAGAGTCTTATCACTCTCCACGACAGTATCCAAAGGAATACCATACACTACATGTTTCTTAAGCCAAGTGGAATGTTCTCCCGCCTCTTCGCAGATTCCAGATCGCGCGTGGTCGATCATGTGGCGGAAAGATTCTTGCTTGAATAGACAAGCTACGAATGCATCATAGCGAAGGTATTCAATATCACCTTGCGCATTCTTCAGGGATACGAATCCAAGGGCTCCGGGGGAGTTAGCGTAAGTCGTGACAGTTTCAGGGGTCGCCGCGGTGTTCATGAAATCAGTTTCCTTTCCTCATCTGAGAGGAGTGAGTAATCAATTGTGGATTCATCGGTGTCAGCAATTAGCTTCTTAACTGGCAGGAAACCTTGATTACCTACCTGCTGAAGTTTCTCTGCTGCCACAAGGTTCTGGAGAAGGACACCAAGATCTGCCATCTTCTCCAGATCATTCGAGACGTGTTTCCAAATCATCTTGAATGTTAGAATACAGGATGTGGTATCTGCTAGCTGGATGATTTTGTGGGAGACGTCTGAGTGCTTGGCTTTACCGAATTCACCCAGAGCTCTGGGCATATTGCGTTCAACATACGTGAGAATTGTGTTTGCATATCGTACGTCAGATTCTGCAATTTCACTAACTCCTCTACTTGCTGAGGCAATGATGCAGAGTTTAAGGAGGTGTGTAAAGCGTCTGTTGGAATAGCTTTCAAACCTGACATCATCGACTCCAGTCTGGCTTCGATAGATCCTATCCAGTAATTTCTCTGCTTCATCAGTGATTCTTGCTGCACCGAAAGAGGCGGATTTAATTCTTGAAAGTTGTTCGAGAAGTTTTCCTGTTGCTTCTGCTGTTGGGGGAGGGGGGAAGGTGATTTTTCTATCTGTTCTGTCTGCGTAGATAAGGAGAAGTCTGCTGAAGAATCCCTGGCCCAAGATGTCAGTAGGGAACGCAAGTGAAAAACCTGTTGGTGTATTTCCTCCGATGATGGAGATTGTAGGGTTGTTGATTTCAACAGATTTCCCCGTTTTGATTCGATTTTTATATAGTCCATTGTAGTCCCACATGTTGCCGAGCATGGAAATAAATTCGATGTTTCCATTCCCGATGAAGTCATTGAATTCGTCGATTGCTACAAACATCTCGCAATCACTCTTGGCCCCTGAATCTCCGAATATGTTCTGATCCAGAAGTTCTTGCGGAGATAACAGCTCTCCGGAATCTCCTTCACCTGCTAGGTCTAGAAGGAATTTCTCTTTGGATGTCCTCTCTGCTGCAAATGATTTATAACCTGTCTGCTCTAGAAGTTTTTTCATCAGCTTGATGGCAGTTCCTTTACGGGTGCCAGCAGAGCCGATCAACATGCAATAAATGTTTGGTTGAATGTGGAAATGGCCGTGGTCGAAATGATATTGTCTTCCTAAAAAAGCTCCTAGTCCGGTGATGGCGGCCCAGCGATTAAAGACCGCAGGAACTTCCGTCCTTCCGCAGTAGGAGATATAGTTGGAGAGGAAGTCATCGCCCATTCGGGGCATCCGGTTGGTTAGAGAACCGCTAGAATGAGGATACCAGCGGGATATTGTTCTTGATCATGAACTCCTCAAGCTTGGCTGAAAGAGCAAACCAGTCAGCACCAAACTCAGGTGCACAGTTGAGAGAACGGTTCAGAAGGGCTTGAAGTTTCTGAAGGTCTTGTTTGCCAGAGATTGTGATTTGAAGAGTCTCTTCTTCTTGAGTAATCTCATCACCTGACCAAGCACGAACATGGATAGTCATTCTATCTCACTCCAGTATTTTGCGGGACTTCCAGGCTTCCCTATTTTTAAGCTCGCGGGGACTGTGAAGGTTCGATAAGTTCCAGATATATCGCGGACTGTAGTAGGAATCTCCATAAGTTTGGAGGTCTTATGGGCAAGATCTTCTCGGCCTGCTCTGTATGAGAACAAGATTGAATCGTGAATCTGAGCGTGCAACCTGTAATCGAGCGGGTTTGGTAGTGCAATTTCATAGAACACTCTCATCCACGCTTCGTTAAGTGTTCGCGCATTAAGGGATTGAGGGCAGTGAGCAACGAGTGAGTTGAGATCAGGCTTGTTACTATCTGGTTTCCCGAAGCAGTATCTTGTCCAGTCTCCTTCTTCGATGTATTTCCTTGCTGCTTCTGCGCTAGCACCATAAAGCTTTTCGTTAGCAGGAGTGTGGTGGAAAGCTCTCGATGTAAGTCTTCGAGTTGTGATAACTTCATAGGCAACGCTTGCATAGTAAGTTCCTGGTGAATAGAGTTTATACTCGCACTTCTCAAGTTTCAGAACAATCCGAACCTGATCGTTGCGAATGTGAATCTTTCCGCGAATGGTTGGGTAAGTAAGGTGAAAGACAGTGAGCAGGTGTTCGGCTACAGCAGATGCTGCAATGTAAGGAAGGGAAAGAAGTTTCCGTGCCAGCCAAATCTTATCCAAGCCCATTGTATCTACCATTACTTCTGGGCCCATATTGTATCCAGCACCGTGGTTTGTCCGCTTTGATAGGTCGCGAAGTGGCTTATCTTTAGTTTTTCTGGTGGCGTTATCGTAGATAGAATCGTAAGTGCGGCCAAAAAATGCTGAAGCATTGGTGCTATGGAAGTCATTGGTCGAGGACACCGCAGCAATGAGGTTTGTATCTCCTGTAATATGAGCAAGGTCTCTGGATTCAGCCTGCTCAAGATCGGATTCTCCCAAGTAGAATCCATCGTCAGCGCAGATAGTTGTCTTGGTGTGACTGGGTTCTCCAGGTTCACCTCGTGGGATATTTTGAACTTGAATCCCGCACCAGAAACTGTGCTCTCTACTTGCAAGCCGCCCGGTTTCTGTTCCATGAGGATTAAGACTGTATAGAACACGTCCATGAAATTCCTTTGCACCGCCATGATCGTCAGATTCTTTCTTCTTATCTGAGTCAAGGCGAAGGTAAGTTGTGGCCAGCTTTCGGAGTCCGCGAATCTTGAGAATGTGCGCGATGATCCTAGCATTCAGAGGATGGCGCAGTGCAGCTTTCGCTAGATCCTTTTCCTCTGTGGAATCTATGTCCCCGCACCCAAGCACTTTCAGAAGTTTCAGGACTTGCGCCGGTGATCCTGGATTAAATCCCGGAAGTCCGAGCATCTTCTGGAGACTAGTCAGTGATTCAGATTCTTCCTTATCCACCTGAGCCCGCGCTTCCAATAACTTCGGAATGTCCCGCTTGATCCCTGTCATCTCAGCCAGCAGGCATGGAAACACCAGAGGAAACTCTAGTGAATAATTCTTTCTGGCCCAGTCGGGGGCATCGAGAAGTTGTCGAACCCAGACATTTGCTGTTGCCCAGGTGTCAAGTGCGTTATATTTATAGTATTCATAAAGGTCATTTGTTTCTGCCAAATCCTTCCAGAATACCACTTTACGTAGAAAGAAGGCATTAAGAAATGCAAGATCCTTTGGTAGCTCGGAATACCAACTGTGGAAGAAATGAGCAGTGTCCCAGAGCCAATTCCTACATGGAGCGTTGTAACGTAGCAGGTAGGAATTGTCGTATTTACCGTTTTGAAATATCTTCTGAGCTGGGAGATCATTTATCTTCCTTATCCAAGCGAGGTTGAACATGTCTGTCATCGGAATGACATAGGCACGTGTTACCAATACACCACCAGTACCAACAAATACACCGCAATAACCGATGCAGCGAATGGATAATGGGTTACGGAATGTTTCAATGTCCGCAGCAATCGCATAAGCTTGGGATAGATCATGATAGGCAGATTCTATTTTCGCGGGAGTATCAGCTACGCTCCAGATGAACGGCGTGGCTTCAGCCCAGGCATCAGGCGCAGCGACCTTACTGATATATCGTTGGGCCAGGAATTTGCCATAGCTGACAGTGAACAATTGCCGCAATGGACTAATGAACACGATTTCCAAAGACTTGTGTGAGAATACCGAACCTGCATAATCACTGATTGATTTCGGTAACTTAGTCGATCCGGCACGCTCCACGAACTTCTGGAGTAGAGGTACGCTTGTAGAGACCACTCTTGTAATAGACCTCTTCTCACAATAAATCTCCAGATGTGATATCAGTGCAATCGGATCGGTACATACGAATGTGTTATGGCCATTAAACATTCCCTTAAGTTGAGGAATGTAGGCTTTGTCATCGAATGTACCTAGGAACAGGCAGTTTATTTCACTCATGATTCCTTGCGCATTGCGCATCCACTAATGAATACACTCCCAAGGACTTATGATCCAGGGGAGTGCATGATATCAGTAGATGATTTTGTTCATCAGACTGGGATCAATACAGGCCTGCTTCCAGTAGATTGCTGAGTTCCCGATAAGGCATTGGCGTGATGTTCAAGGCTTCCAGCTTTGCTTTCTTGATGCAGAGAGCTTCAACATGCTTTCGTGCTTGCTGGATTTGAAGATCAAAGGTTTCACCGACAGTCAGCTTTGGATTGCTCCAAGGATTGATTGTCATACTTGCCAAAGATGCTGGCATTTCAACAGAGCCACCACCCCATGCACCATCTCGGAAGTTATTCGGCGAACCCATCACATCACCTTCAATTCAACGATATCCGTGAACTTACGGGTCTTGTCCTTGTTTTCACGCAGACGGGTAACAACCGCAACCGTAGCACCTTGCAGATCAGCCAGCAATTCACGATTGGTCTTGGGACCGAAGGCTTCAACTGCGGCCTTCATCACATTCTTGAATGCGCCTTGACCAATCTCATTGTCCAGCAGATACAGAACACTGGTTTCTGCGCCAGCGACAAGCGGAGTTTCCGAGGAATCCGCCAGCTCGATGGTTTCCACAGCAGTCATCTTGAATTCAAAACCCGGATGGCCGTTGACGCGATCTTTCTTCGCAGTCTTGTCAACAATCTTCAGGGTAACTGCGTGAGTGCCAGCAGGGAACGGCTTGAATTCTGGCATATCAGCCAGGTCATCCAGAGTACCGTCGAGGATTGCGTCAACATTGAATTCGTCGCTCATGGTATTACCTTTTGGTTTGGAAAGAGAAGGAAAGAGAGAAGGAGAAAGAGAGGTTCAGAAATTATCCGGATCATTGAGAGGGTAAATCTTTGCATGAAGAAGAATCTCTTCCGCTTGTGCAAACATTGCCTCAGGCGTTGAGTTATTGCATATCAGGTAGGTCCTTTCAGCTTGGGTAAATGAAATGCCAGATTCACTGGCGTGGTTGGGAATTCCTACAGCACCATTACAATCCGGGCGGGTGATGTGAATGATGATGCCGCCTTGAGAAATGATCCAGTCATATTCATTCTGGAAACGAACATCAGGGATCAGAACTGTATCTTCTTCATCGTATTCAATGGAATCCAGATCACCATTGAGAGTGCCAATCATTCGGCGAATCCAGAAATCTCCGGGCATGCCGCCAGTTAGGTGATGAATGTTCTCACGGACCATCTGGGTTCCAAAGAACTGTGCCATCTGGCGAGTGCTGATGTTCCAGTAGGTTACGGGAACTTCCTTCAGATCAGGATCATTGAAACATTCAATCGGCAGCCCGAACAATTCAACACACGCCTTCTTCAACGGACCTGCGAATGCCAGCTTCCAGGTGTTCTCATACTTCTCTCGGATGTAATCTGCCAGCGTGTCCTTACCAACACCCGCGTGTCCATGAATACCGATGAGTTTGCAATGGATTGGTTTCATTGAAGTGTCCTTGGGAAGTTGCTGTGCTTGGTAGGATAGAATCATTTGCTGTCCTTACTGTCCTTACCTGCCTTCAGAGCTGCAAGCTTTTCCGCAAGTCCTGATGCTGCGGCAGTTGCAGGTGTGTCTTTGTTGATGATGTTAGTTGGAGTAATCTTTTCTCCCTTAAAGATTGGGACAAGGGAAGCTTCCGCTTGATTCTCTAGAACTGCGCCACTGCGAGAACCTGTGAGAATGTTCCCATTGTATGTGGTGGAGGAACCAGCTACGTGTTTCTTATTCTTAACCTCACAGTAGATTACTTCATCGAAGTATTTCGCTGTGTTCCTGGAGAAATTCCTGGTGCCGGCAGTTGGAACCAGCTTGTTCTTACCATCTTCCATTGCTGCCTCAGTCTCATGGCTGATACAGAGAACATGGAAACCTGCTTGTTGTACATGGGAAAGAAAGATTTCCAGCAGCTTACCCAGATTGCCCCAGTCATCGTATTCCAGCTTGTAATCTTCCGGCTGGTTCTTGGTTATGTGAGCAATAGCAGAATTAGTAAGCTGTGTGAGTGAGTCGAAAACAACAACAGTATCAAGAGGTAGCTCAGACAAACAGATCTCAACTGACGGTGTAACATCTGGAGTCTTTGCGCAGGTGAGGCAGTTCCATTTTCCATGTTTGTCACAGACAGATCCCTTTCCACCTTTGATTACCTTGAGGCAAGTTTCTATTGCGATGGGATAGCTTCTTGTATCTGCCAGAGAGATAACTTCAATCCTCTCCTGCTGTTCCAAAGGAAGCTGGCGCAGTGTGTCGATGCCGTTTTCCAGATCAAACCACAGGAGATTGAAAGCTGAGGCTAGTGAACCAGCGAGCTTAGTTTTCCCTGATTTCGGCGGGCCAAAGAGCAGGACTCGCTTGGCTTTTGAGGCTACTTTTTGTGAGAGTTTCATGTCCCGCCCTTTAGAGTGGCAATGACTGCTTCTAGAGTGGGACGAGGAAGTTGCCCTAGAATATGTTTTAGTGCGCGCTCAGATTGCTTACCCTCTAGCTGGAACATGAGCCAGAAGGGTAAGGCATTTTTGATTGTAGTTCTGTTATTCTTTGCAAGCACAAAGATCTGACGGACATGGTGTTGCTGAGTAATCATTTGATGAATCCTTTGGCTAGTGCAGTTTCGTATATTGTTAGCAGCTCGGAATTTCTTTTGATATCAGGTTCCCAGTAACTGCTCTTTGCAAAACACTTTACACAACCGATATACGCATCGAGTATTGTGTCTGCGTATCCATTGTATCTACCAACTACGCAGCGCCACCTGTAAGGAGCGTGCTTGTGTGTATTGAGTTTGATTCTAGGTTTCATTCTTCCGCTCCTAGTTTCTTCATCTGTGTTTCCAACAAATCTACCATACCGATAGTGATCTGGTAGTGCGTCTTATCTTCTTCCTGCGGAGTGCAAGGCTTGGTGAGATATGAGGTGCTCAATGTGCAGGTCTGGAAGAATTCACAGTCCCGTCCATAAGCAATGCAAGATTCCCCGCGCATCGGGTAAACTCCGGCAGCCTCGTACATTTCAATTGTGTCTACATCCAGGAGAAGTTCTCTAATCCACAAGGCTCGCTGGAGATATGTCTTAACAAACGGGATCGGATTAAACTCGCGACCCTTTGTCATGTAGACAAGGTATAGAACTTTGTATGAGGAAAGTTCGGGGAAGATGTGATCCAGAACAATCGAGTATCCAATCGCCTGCGCTGAGTTCTTATACATCGCCGGATTCAGGGAAGTCGCGCCAGTCGTTTTCACTTCCAGAACAATTACTTCCCCGGTAATCTTGTGCCTCAGAACTGCGTCAACAAATCCACGGAGACGAAAGCCGTTGGGAAGATTGATGGAGAAACTAAGCTCACAGGCCGGGACTCCATCAACATATACAAGTTCATATTCTTGGAGGAAACCTTGTTCGCGCAGTGCCAGGAACTTCTTCAGTGCAGTGACTGCTTCCCAGAAAGACTTGTTTCCTTTGGGGTCCACATTGAAAAGATCAGTGTGCCAACCAAGGAACATATCCCAAATTATTTGTTCTTCGCTATGACCTTCGAGCGCAGATTGGATAGCCGCGCCGACAACGTGTCCGTAAGCAAAGGTGATTGTGGATTTGATATCTTCTTCGGCTCGATGAGTGGATCGCAGTCGATTAAGTTGGAATTTGCGCGGGCATGCATGGAGCGTGAGAAGTGAGCTGTAGCTAAGCTGGCGAATCCTGTAGTCAATTGAGCCTTCATATCCGGGCTCTTGGAAAGCAGGTCCGCTAACTCCTTCTGTTGATCCATCGAGAAGTTCCGAGATAGATCCTGGCAAATCTCCCATATCAGATACTGAATCGTTGAGAAGGTCTTCAACGGATTGCATGATTGAATTTCCTGAATGAGTGGATAGTAGATTCCTTCTTCCTCGCTAGAACTTACTCCTGGGACACGCCATCCGAGCCAGGCTTCTGCGGCTCTCCTAACAACTGAGAGTTTTCCGGCTGCGAGGAAGGCAATGTAGAGTCGGAAGAGTTTGATGTGTTCTGTTGTGAGTTCTGTACTGGATTCACCAGAGGATTGTTCCAATAGCGACATACAAACTTTGCAGCGAATGCTGTTGGTGTGAGTCTTGGGAGGAAAGATGTGCTCATGTTGATTCCTAGAATGCGTCAGCACCCTTAGATGCGATTGCATTCTTCAGGTTCTTAGTAGCAGAGGGTTTCGCAGAAGCTGCTGCCGCTGCAAACTCAACACCAGTTTGAACCATCAGACCTTTGACAACAATGGCAATTGATTCCTCATCCATCAGAGTCACCTGTTCCGGATACTTTCCGAGAGTGGTGTGGATTTCTCTGAGGAGAGTTGGCATTGTTGGATTCTTGGCAAGGAGTGCAGCTTCCAGCTCGAGGCACTTTTCTTTGAGTCGGAATGCATCAGTGTTCATGGTCAGATCAACTCCTTAGAAATCAGAATCCAATCTGCCACTTCAATCATATCTTCACCTTCACGCGGAGTACGGGTGGATGATTTGATTTGAGAGAAGGGAAACCAAGTTGTCACTGATTCATCCAGAACCTTGGTGCCAACCTCAGTGACCTTGAATTGTACAGCTTTCTCAGTTTCGCGAAGATAGGTTCCAATGCAACGTGTGAATCCAGCTTCGGGTCGGGACATTTGCTTCTCCTTAGTTACGGGTAGTGGCGGGAGCGGGGAAATTTGGTACATGTTATGACGCATCTAGAAATCTTTTTCCGTCCAGTTCCTAGTGGCTACATCTGGACTATATATTCTCAGATAGAATGTTAGTATTCCACCGGAGCGAGTGTGAGTCATGATCGCATGCTTAGGTTCAATGGCAATCTTATAACCAAGATCAAGCCACTTCTCCTTGATTACTGCTTTCAGAATCCTCTTGTGCAAAACTCTTGGCGCAGTAATAGAAACGCCCTGAGACTCAGCTAGTTTAGCTGGCAGGGCTTTTAGTTTCTTCCAAATGGGATAGTACTGACGATCAGCTCCTAAACTCATAATAGTCTACACTAGCAGTCCTTGTGTGTGGCAGGTGAAAGCCGGACATATTTTATGCTAGATCTTACATCTGGGTGTCAACGCCTAAACTATCTGTGGGAGGAGACCTGGGAGAGGAACCACAGATAGCTGATGTAAGTTACCATCTAGTGTAGACTGGTATGAATTCAAAGAGAGGTGCTGGTTTTTGTATTGAAGAGAAACCAGCAAAACTTTCTGGCCTACTTTTTGGTGTCTATGGCCATCCGACCTGTTGACGCGGGTTTAGTCCAACAACTGTGTCAGTCCGCGAACTCCTTATTTAGTTGCACACTGGCCTGATTGGTAGCAACAATCCTGAGTTCTGGCCCTCGCTACAACTCGCCAGATCATACAGTTGTTTTAACTACAAAGCTCACCCGATCTTTAACGGTTTATTGCAGAGTGCGTTCCAATGCACAACTAAATAAGTGGGCAGTTTTACTTCATGCCCAGGAAGTGTGACTTTACGCAGGGAGTGTCTTACCTGCTAACTATTTATAACACCAGTTTTTATGTGATGCTGGAGTCAGTCTGTATCGCAGCACAGCTTTGTCCTGTATAAACTAGGCATTCAGACACTATGCGCAGGGAATCACAGATTGTTGATGATCAGTTCCACGTCATTGCTCGACAGGTACAGTTCCAGCTTGCCATTCAACAGCTCAATAATATCCGCGAACTGTTCGCCATTCTTGGTGTTCTCAACAAAAATGGTGAACTGATCCTTCAGCTTGCCAAGAATCGGCTTGTTGGTCTTGACAATCGAGAACTTCTTCAGATAAACCTGAACAGCATTGCCCAGTTGATCTGCGTCCTTGCCAGTCAGAGCAGGCATGATTTCCAAGTATTCCTTGGCAAAAGCTTCCCAGATCGAATCATCAATCTTTGTACGTTCAGCACGTTCTTGATTGGCAATCGCAGTCCAGGTGATCTTCGAGAAGGGGAAAGATGCTTGCGTGATCTTTTCATCATCGCCAACAATCTGAGCAGCGGCGTAACGCACAGTATCGTGCATCACTTCTTGCAGCAGCTTCAGTTCCTTACCGCCAGCTTCCAGAATTGCAATGATGCCAGCAACCGAGGGAACCGGAACATCCTTCAGTTCAAAAGTCGGACGCTGGTTGCCCATCTTGTCCTTCTTGAAACGGAACTTCATTTCCTTCAGTTCGATTGCTTCGTTGACATTTGCAACAACGGTGGGTGCGTTCATTTTGTTTCCTATTTCCTGAGAAAGTTGGCAGATTATGCCGTGGGTTGAGGGAGAGATTGGAAATCTTTGGGCAGGTGATTTCCAAACCTGAGCGCGGAGTGTCTCACATGC